AGATTTTGCAGAAAATGTAAATGCAGACTTTGACTTTGTTTTGAAGATTATGGCAATCCCATCAGTCTCAAACCTCACCGCAGAGAAGATTTATGCTGTTTGGGTTATGTTCTACAGAGATTACGTCAAAAAACCTTTGACTGTTGAACGAATCAAAAAGTCAGAAAAGAAAATGTATACGCTTTGGAAAAATATGTATGCTAAGACAACTACCAGCAGTTATACTTTTGATGTTGCTGCACTAATTGCTTGGAAAGATGCATTAGATAAGGCAGGTAAAACCCAAAATGTAGTTCCGAAATATTCAGAACCAGCAAAAGTAAACCAAAATATTGGTATTGTTGAGGCAGAAGAACCACCGCCAGCATCACCAGCACCCACTGGTAAGAAATCAGTAAGGTTGAGAGGAAATACAATAACATATACTGAACCACAAATAAAGTATGATCCAAATATGGGTGCTTTCAAGATGTATTTTGATGATTCACCAAAAGTTGCATATGCTCAAGTTTTCTTCCAAGAAGATTTGGATGCAATTTACAAAATTTATAAAGCGAAAAGCGGAACATATGTGGTAAACTCAGTTGACAAACAGAGCGGTTTGAAAGCGAAAACAACATACAATGGCGCAACAAGATCGTCAAGATATGAGAAAAATGAAAGTGCTTGGTAATCATTATAAATAAGAACAATAACAACTAAAAGAAAAAGAAATGCCAGAACCAAAAAAAGATATTTTTAGCGACTTGTCACTAGGTTTTACTGCACATCCAGTAACTGGTGCAGTGGCACGCAAAAGAAATAGAGATGCAGTAAAGCAATCAGTAAAGTCTTTGATTCTGACAAACTTTTATGAGCGTCCATTCAAACCAAGAATTGGTTGCAATATAAGAAGTTCTTTATTTGAACCTTTTACAACTATAACGCAACAAACTATTGAAAACGCAATCAAGGAAGTTATTGCGAACTATGAACCACGTGCAACAGTTATTGACGTTATCACAGAAGCATCTCCTGATCAAAATGCATTAGCAGTTTCTGTAATTTTTTACATCCAAAACGATCCAAATCCAGTAGATTTAGATCTAATCTTAGAACGAGTAAGATAAATGGCAGCGAATACATACCTACAAGTCACAGAGTTAGATTTTGATCAGATCAGAACAAACCTGAAATCGCATCTAAGTGCTCAAGATCAATTTAGAGACTACAACTTCGAAGGTTCTGCTATGGCAGTTCTTTTAGATATCTTGGCATATAACACACACTACAATGCATACTATGTAAATATGCTCGCCAATGAGATGTTTTTAGACACAGCGCAACAAAGAGATTCAGTAGTATCTCATGCTAAGTTGCTTGGTTATACGCCAGTTTCTTCTATTGGTGCGCAAGCAAATGTTACAGTGACATTTGCAGGACTTGCCAACACAGTAACAAACTTTACTATTCCAAAGAATTCTAAGTTTACAACAACTGTTGATGACATCACATACACCTACGTCACACCAGAAGCATATAAAGTTACAAAAGAAAATAATGAATTTTCAAGAAGTATTATAATCAAAGAAGGTGAACCTCTAACTCACAGATTTACAGTTTCTTCTGGTTCTGATAGATTTATTATCCCAAATAAAAATGTTGACATGACAAGTATCGTTGTGAAAGTTCAAGAATCTTCTTCAGACACAACAACAACAGACTTTACACGTGCAACCAACGTTGATCAAGTTTATTCAACAACTCCAATTTTCTTCTTAGAAGAAGCGTCAGATGAAAAGTATGAAGTTGTATTTGGTTCTGGTTCTTTAGGTAAGGCAGTAAAAGTTGGTAATATTGTTATTGTGGAATATCTTGTAAATAATGGTGAGGAAACTAATGGTGCAAAAACCTTCTCTATTGACACCTTGAATGTTGGTGTTAGTTATACCAGCGCAACAATAACTTCAGTCAATACCGCTGCTAGAGGTGGTCGTCCACCAGAAACTATTGATTCTATAAAATTCAATGCGCCAAGAAATTATCAAACACAAAACCGTTGCGTAATTGATAACGATTATCAAAGAATTCTATTAGCAGAAAATCCAGATCTACAATCCGTAGTTGCGTTCGGCGGCGAGTTAGCAACCCCTGCTGTTTATGGTAAAGTTTACATTGCTGCTAAACCGTATGGTGAGAATTTTATAACTGCATTGCGTAAACAACAGTTGAAAGAATCTATCAAGAATAGAACCCCTCTTGCTGTTGATCCAGTTTTTATTGATGCAGACTATACCTATATTGTTCCAACAATCACAACATATTATAATCAATCAAAGACTACTATATCAACTGGACAAATTGAAAGTGATATTAGACAAGCAGTTGCAGATTACTCAGCAAATAATCTAGAAAGATTCGGTAACAGATTACGTTTCTCACGTTTTGTTCGTGCGTTGGATAATGTTCAAAATGGATTCATTTTCAATAATGATGCAAGACTATCATTACAAAAACGCATTGTTCCAAATACACAAGTTTCAGAAAAGGTTTCTGTGAATTTCAATAATGCTGCCAGAAAGGGAACACTAGATTCTTCTCAGTTCACATACAATGGTTTCTTGGCATATTTGGACGATGACAGTTTGGGTAACGTAAGAATTTATCGCTTCAACGATGCTAGACAAAAGGTGTTTATCGATCAGGTTGCTGGAACTATTGACTATGATACTGGAACTATTGTTATTGAAAACTTTGCACCATCAGATTATGCTGATACATATATGAAAATATCTATTGACCCAGAAAAATTAGATGTGGTTCCTGTGAGGCAACAGATTTTGATTATGAGTAGTCAAGAAGCACTCATCACATTGATTGGTGAAACAGCATAATGTCAGTAGAAAATAAACTATCGCAGTTAGTTAGATCTCAATTCCCTTCTTTTTATGAAGAAGAAGGACCAACATTCCTTGCATTCATGGAAGCATATTATGCGTACATGGAACAAGAAGGAAAGATGACTGATGCGATCCAAAATTTACAATCGTATCAAGATATTGCAACAACAACTAGCGATTTTATCTCATACTTTATTGATTCGTTCCTCCCATCGGTTCCACAAAATATAATTGCTGATAAGAAACTGATGATAAAGTATATCACTCAGTTCAATCAATCTCGAGGAACTCTTGCTGCATACAGACTTTTATTCCGTGCATTGTATAATGAGGACGTTGAAGTCACTTATCCTGCAGATCAAATACTGAAGGTGTCTGATGGCGATTGGAGAAAAGACAGATACTTGGTTGTTCCTTATAACGTACAATCATACGATTTTATTGGCAAAACAATTGTTGGTATTTCTTCTAGTGCTGAGGCATTGGTTGAAGACGTTGTTCGCAGAAATATTAGAGGAAGAGATGTTCAACAATTGGTGTTATCTAATATCGCTGGTGAATTTTTCCATCTTGAACAAATAAGATCAAAGAAAGACACAAGTGCATCACCATATGCCCCTCTAATTGAAGCAGGCATAAAGTCATTAGATATTGAATCTGTTGGTGCGGAATATCTTGTTGGCGACGTTGTTGAACTCATCTCACCAAAGAAAGGCGACTATGCTAAGGTTGTTGTAACTTCAGTTGAAGACTTGGGTGGTACAATTGTATTCAATCTGACTGAAGGTGGTTCTGGTTATACTTCTTCAACTAATGGTGACACTGAGATACTTATTCTTGGTGGTGATGGAACTGAACCTGCATCTTTTATTATCGACGACACCGATATTGTAGATAAGTTTGCAATCTCAATCAACACAAACTTGTTTACAAGTAACACCATTTTTGGTTCTTTAGCACCAACAATAACCTATGCTAACTCTTCAACTGGTCAAATGTCTACATTTGCTAATGTTGTCATGGGTGCCGCTAATTTTGGTTTCCCAGAAGACGGCGAAAATGTTGGTAATGCAGATTATCGTGATCAATGGGATGCAAAAATTGTAGTTGCAAATACGTCAGATCCATCAGTCAACATCGCAACATCAAATAGCATTTACGGTATAACCTCTTCTGCTAATGCAACAATAGTGAAAATTGCTCGTGGGTATAATAGTACAGATATTGTGTATCACACCAAAGGTTACAAGAAGTTCCAAGTTGGCGAAAAGATCAATCTTGGTTCTGAAACTGGAACAACAATTGGTACAGTTTCTGCATACTATGCAAACACTATTGGTGCACACGAACTTCAAATTGGTTGGATCGCAAATACCGAAGTTAGTCCTTTGACTGAAGGAACAGAACTTGTTGGCAGAACTTCCAATGCATTTGGTGTTGTACGCAGAATTGTTGCCCTCACCTCAAATGGATATAACCGTTCGGTCGGCGGTGCTGATGACAGAGATTTGTATACAGTATACATTGGCGCAAATAATACAGCAAATACATCTTCTCAGTTTGATACTGGACCAATGAACCATTTCCTTGCTGATGAGGGTTTGCGTATCGTTGGAGCAAACACAACTGTTGGTAATGTTGTATCTACAACATCAAATACTGTAACTGAAAATATCTACACCAAATTATCTGACTCGTTATTATTTGAAGCAACAACTTTTGGTACAATCGCAAAACTATCATTACCAATTGGTGGTGCTGGATATTCTAGAGCACCAACAGTAAGAGTAAGAGAAAATAATATTGCTTCATTGGGTATCGGCGAGCAATATGTTACCATTGAAACTGATGATGTAAACTGGGGAACAGGAAATTCAAGTATTACAAAACTTGATACTAATGATAGAATTTCTCAAGCAAACACTCAAGCATCTGGTAATATCAAAGGTGGTTCTGGACCAAATAAAGCACCTGTTACGCAACAGTATGCAAATGGAACTTACTATTCAACCATTCGTGTTTGGCAAGATTTTCAACAACGCAGTCCAGGAAACAAATTCTTTTCTGATCAAGAGCATGTTGATCTTGTTTTCTATAATGAAGAATATATTCCAGGTGAACCTGATAACAGAACCCCTGTTGACTATGGTACTGCAAGAATTACGTCAGTTCAAGATGAGGGCATTCTTGGTAGAAATGCAACAGTGAGTACAAAAGTTGGTGCTAATGGTACTGTTACTGGTTTGCGTGTATTTGATTCTGGTTTTGCTTATACTGATGGTGAACTTGTAACACTAGCAAATCCAAATAGAAACCAATCAGTTTCTGCAACAGCAACATTGACTTTGCGAGATGTTGCAAATTCTGAAGGTTATTATGCAACTTCTAGATCTCAACTAGACACACTTCGTGGTTATATTCAAGATGGTAGATACTATCAAGAATTCTCATATGAAATTGTATCACCATTATCGTTGAACAGATATAGAGACTATGCACTAGAATTGGTACACCCTGCTGGTCAGGCATTGTTTGGTAGATTCCAAACTCAATCTAATTCAGCATTGACTGTAACATCAAATACTTCGTACCAGAAAATGTTGCAGTGTAATGGTACAATTTCTATTACTAAAACTTCTGCTTCTATCACAGCAAATCTACAATCAAGCAATACTGTATTGCGAAGTGATAGTTTGACTAACTTTGCAAATGGAAGTTTTGTTGTTGTTGAGGTTGATAATGGCGACGACACAGATAATGTGTTCCACACTATTAGATTGAAGACTGTATCGAATACAAACCATGCTATTATGGAAAATGCTTGGTACGGTGCAAATACAACAAGTGCTAATATCTACTATGCAAATTCACATACAATTTCTGGTTCAAGCACGACATTCTTATCTGAGTTTGCAAACAATGATGTTATTGTCATCGCAACATCAAACACAGATGCAGGGTTCTTGAAAATGAACCTAAATAAAGTAAATTCTGATACTTCTGCAAACCTGACTATGATTTGGACTGGAGCAGATATCTCAGGTGCAAACGCTTATTACGTTTCGGGATCATTCTAAATGGCAACTTATAGATACGCAACAAAAGATTTATCAATTTCTACGGCGAAAACATTTATGCGTTCGATCACCTATACTGGTGGCGATGCTGCCGCAGCGGTTTATTATGTTATTTTAGGTAATGTGTACCCATATGCAAATGAACCTACTCCAATTTATCCACCAGATAACGAACAATACCTAAAATATGGTATTCATAGAAGAGCGATTGGTGGTAAGAAAGTAACTACAGGTGATGTGAAGCACGTCACTAATAGACATGATTGGAGTTCTGGTACTGTGTATTCAATGTATAGAGACATTGACGTAGATATGTATGACAGAGCATTCTATGTTTTGACTGATGAGAACAATGTATATAAATGTTTATATAACAATAAGGGTGGTGCTTCTACAGTAAAACCAACAGGATTTGCAACTATTCCATTTACAACCTCTGATAGTTATACTTGGAAATACATGTATACAATTTCTTTGGGTGACGCAAATAAGTTTTTGACTGCAGCGCATATGCCTGTTTCTGTTGCTGTTGCTGGGCAAACTTCTACAGAAGCGACTCGTCAGTTAGCAGTACAAGGTGCAGCAGTAAACGGTTCAATCAATATTATTGAAGTTGAGAACACTGGTTCTGGTTACTCATATGTTGCTAATGCTGTTGTTTCTTCAGCGAATACATTGACATTGACACTACAAGAAAGTGCACAAATTTCTCCATTGAACGGACATTATGTTGGTTCTTCTGTTTATATTTTATCAGGAACTGGTTCTGGTCAACTCAGAAGAATTACCAAATATGCTGGTTCAACTAAAACTCTGACTGTAAATACCGCATTCCAAACAATTGCTAATAATGATTCTCGAGTTGTTATTTCACCTAGTGTGGTTGTTGTTGGTGATGGTAAAGGTGCAAAAGCATATGCTGATGTAAACGCAAATACTGGTGCTTTGACTACAATCAACGTTATCGACTATGGCAGCGAGTACACCAGAGCAAACGCATTGATTACTGCTAACGCAACAAACGGTTCTGGTGCCACAGCAAACGTTGTAATTTCTCCAACAGGTGGTCATGGTTCCGATGCTATTAGAGAATTATTTGCAGACAAAATTATGTTGAATGTTCAATTCAAAGGTGATATTGGTGTTTCTGCAAATGGTAATGGATACATTCCATCAAATACTGAGTTCAGAACTATTTCTTTATTGAAGAATCCAGTTCTAAAGGTTGATGCAAATAATAACACAATTACAACTGAAGTTGTTGCTAATACAACAAACAGTCCATCAACTCTAAGATTGACTCACAGAGCGCAAATTTCATATTTGCAAATGGATGGGTCTGACCCAGTAAACCCATTGACGATAAAGAAAACCATCACCAATGAAAGAGTTAGATTACTTTCAGAAACTGGCGAGATGGAATTTGTTACTGAATTGAACCCTGTTCAACGTGATGCGGCAGCACTAACAAATGCAGTAAAGGCAGCAAACGCAAACATCATTTATATTCGTGATGACGAGACAGAAACTGACCCATCCTTCTATACTATCTACCTAAATAACGTAGACTCTTATGGAAGACATGATGCTTTTGTAAAAGATGACATTATTCTTGCTAGTGACTCTGAAACAAAAGTTGCTACAATTGAATCATATAAAGGTCCAGAGGCAAACACATACTCTGGAGAAATCGTGTTTACTGAAAACATCCAAGCAGTTGAACGCGACTTAGAACAAACTGAAGACATAAAAATCATTCTAGATTTCTAAAGGTATAACAGATGGCACTAGAAACAAACCTCAACGTCAGTCCATATTTTGATGATTCTTATGGAACACCCTCAGATCCAGGGTCAATTGATAAGAACTATCATAGAGTTCTTTTTCGTCCTGGATACGCAGTACAGGCACGTGAACTCACACAAATGCAAACTATTTTGCAAAACCAAATCGAGCGTTTTGCAAATCGTGTTGTTCACGATGGTAAGATTATTTCTGGTTGTTCACCAAAAGTATCAAGAATCGGTTATGTAAAACTGCGCGATAAAGACGCTGCAAATAACCGTGTATTGCTTTTGGGTGATTTTTATCAAGACGGTGCCGTAGCAAACCTTACTATTACTGGTGAAACTTCTGGTGTTATTGCACAATTGGTTGATGCTAAAGAAGGTTCAGAAGCAGCAGCACCAAACTATTTGTCTGTTTTCGTAAAGTATACAAACTCAGGTACTGCAAAGACAGCAAAAGAATTTTCTGATAATGAGCAGTTGATTTTCAACTATGCCAACGGTTCATTCAAAGTTGCAGCAAATACCATCAATTCAGATGCTACTGGTTATGGTTTGCGTGCAACAGTTACTGATGGTGTTATCTACCATAAAGGCAATTTTGTTCGTGTTGATAATCAAGGAACAATTCTACAAAAGTACGATTTGACTCCAACTAAGAAACTTGGTTTTGAAACCAGAGAAACAATTATTGATTCTAACTCTGATGCTTCTTTGTTGGACAATGCTTCTGGATCAACAAACTACTCTGCTCCAGGTGCAAACAGAATAAAGTTGACTCCAACTTTATCTTCACGCCCTATTGATTCGGCAAATACAACCACTTTCTTCTCTATTGCTTATATTGAAGATGGCGTAATTGTTCAAGAAACAAATGATAATTTAGGTGGTGTTGATGTAACGCTTGCTGAGAGAATTGGTGAGATTCACGGCAACTTTGCAACAAAACCTTTCAATATCCGTATCCGTGAACATAAGAAAGGTTCTAACAACTTAGGTAGATATGCTAATGGTAGCATCAATAAAGTTGTTGCTGAGATTGAACCAAGCACAGGTTATGTTGGCGGCAACAGAATCGAATTGTTGAAGTCAGTTTTCCGCGACGTTGATAAAGCAACAGACTACAATACCAAAGAAGATAGAGTTATCACTCAATCCGTTGGCAACTATGTTATTTGTGATGAAGTTGTTGGTTCATGGGATCTAAAAAATCTTGATGAAGTGAAGTTGCACGACGATGCACAAGGTGCTATTACTGACGGTAACTATTCTGGTCATACAGCACAAGGTTCAGAGATTGGTACTGCCACAATTAGAGGTATTGAGTATCATTCAGGAACATCAGGTACAGAAACTGGTAGATTTAGAATTTACCTGTTCAATATCCAAATGAATTCTGGCAAGTCTTTTGGTCAAGTAAAAGGACTATATGTTCCAAATTCTGGTGGTTCTGGTACACACTCATTTGCAGATACAGTTTTAGAATCTGGTGTTGCCAAACTGAAAGAAGCAGGTTTGAATACTCTTGTTTATCCAATGAGTCAGCGTGGCACAAAACTGTATCAAAAAGACACCGATCCTTCTTCTGATGCATTGACCAATGTTCAATTTGTTTACCGTACAGAAAAGGATGCTACTGTAACTGGTCAAACTGTTGGTGTTACAGTTGGTTCTGGTCACGCAGGCGGTACTGAAGCACTAAACGAAACTGGTGCTATCGGCGATACATTAGAAACAGAATTTGTTGTCGTTTCTACTGATGCTGCAGAAACAGCAGATAAAAGTGGCACAATTACCGTATCTGGTACTGGTGTGACTGGTTCTGGTACAGACTTTGAAAATGAATATGAAGAAGGCGATTACATCAAGTATTACTCTAGTAGTTCTCCAGTTGAAGGACGCATTTCTACTATTGGTGGTGCTACTTCTATCACGCTGGAAACTTCTCCAGGTAATGCGACTGGTGTAAATCACCACAAAGTTTACAAGAAAGGTTATGTGTTTGATTTTGGCGGAACACTAAGAAACTTGTCTTCAACTGGTGCTGATCCAGATAACACAGTGACACTTGACTTTGGCGAAGCATGGGCAAATTCTGAGTCTTTCTCAGTCAAAGTGTATGCAAACGTTTTGCGTACTTCTGCTGTGAAAGCAGGTAAAACAGTAAATAAAGATAAGTATGTTCATATCAATACTGGTTCTCATTCTGCAAGTAAGAATGGTCCATGGTCATTAGGTGTTCCTGATGCATACAAACTTGTAACAGTATATAAAGGTTCAAATACTGGTGTAACAACTTCAGACGATGATGTCACTTCACACTTTGAACTTGATTCTGGTATGAAAGATGCATACTATGATATTGCAACGCTGAAGCAAAAACCAACAAGCACATTAGACTTGACCAATTCGGGTTTGATGGTGAAGTTCAATTACTTTACAAGAGATACTGACAACGGTGTTGGTTTCTTCTCAGCAGACTCATACCCTGTTCAAGACAGCAATCCAGATGCAACCGATGCTATTTTGGCGCAAGATATTCCAGTGTTTACTTCACCAACAACTGGTAAGAAGTATGACTTGAGAGACTCTATTGATTTCCGTCCAAGATATGCAAATACTGCTGCACCTTCTTCGACTGGTACAGTTGCTTCTGCTCCAACCAACCCAGCAACTGGTTCTTCATTCTCTATCGCAACTGAAGCATTTATTCCTGCTCCAGACGAGAACTTCCAGACAGATATCGAATACTACTTGCCAAGAAGAGATCGTATTGTTCTGACTAAGGAAGGCACAGTTGAAGTTGTGAAAGGCATTTCATCTTTGACACCTAAAGCACCTTCTGAGAAAGCAGGTTCTATGACTTTGGCGACTTTGGATATTCCTCCATATCCATCTCTTTCTCCATATGTTGCAAGAACTGCTAATCGATTAGAGTATGGTGTAAAACTTGCTCTGGAAAATAACCGCAGATATACAATGAAGGATTTGCGTGCTGTTGAGCAGCGTGTCAAAAATCTTGAGTATTATTCTTCTTTGAATGCATTAGAATCTGCTGCTAAAAATAAACAGATCTTTGGTTCAACTGGTCTAGACAGATACAAGAATGGTTTCTTGGTAGATAACTTTGATGGGCACAATATTGCAGACACCACAAAAACTGGTTATCGTGCTGCAATTGATCGCAACAGAACAGAACTTCGTCCATCATATAACAGAAACGATGTTCAGATGACATACAACTCTTCATTCACTGGCGGTGCAAACCTAGTCAAGAAGGGTGATATGGTAATGCTTTCTTATAGCGAAGCAAGCATGATCAATCAACGTTTTGCTTCTAAATTGCGTAACCCTGTACAAGAAGTCATTTTCAACTGGCATGGTCATGTAACCTTGAATCCATCAATTGATAATACTCCAGATATCACCACACAACCTGACGTTCAAATTGATTTTGATGGTATGTATGCTGCGATTGCGGAAATTGCAGATAAAGCAGGTATTACTGGAACAGACTGGGGTAACTGGGTAACAACTTCTCAGTTATCAACAACTGTACAAACTGGAACATGGAATAGTGGTAGTTCTGGTGGATTCACTCAAACAACAACCACGCAAACTGAACAAATCAAAAATGGTTTGCAAACAACAATAAGTCCATCATCAGAAGTCATGGAACTGGGCAACTTTATTGATAATGTTGCTGTTCGCGATTATATGCGTTCGCGTTTGGTTGAATTTACTGGTCATGGTTTGCGTCCAAATACTCGTGTATATCCATACTTTGAAGATGAATTGGTCACAGCATATTGTACTCCAGCAAATAGTTCTTTTGCAAATACTGCTGCTGAAGGTAGTGCGCTAGAAACAGATTCCACTGGTACTGTTTATGGTGTGTTCCGTATCCCTAATGACGAAACATTGAAGTTTAGAGTTGGTACCAGACGTTTTGAATTGAAAGACGTTGCTAATACTATCACTCAATCTTCTTTGATTTCAACTCAAGGACATGGCGATTATACATCAATTCCTCTTGATATCACTCAACATGGCACAAGTGTGAATTTGGTAACACCACAAATTTCTACTGAAGCAGTAACCGATAATCGAACTGTTACTTCTACAAGAACACAAAATATTACCACTTGGTGGGATAGTGGCGGTGATGGTGACCCATTAGCACAAACCTTCTCTGTTAGTGAAGGTGATTCTGATGGTGTGTTTATCACTAAGATGGATTTGTATTTTGGTAAAAAGTCTTCGACAAACCCAATCACAATTCAAATTAGAGAAGTTGAAAATGGTATTCCAACACCAATAATTGTGCCGTTTGGCACATCAACGAAACTTGCTGCAGATGTAAATGTTTATGCAAACACTGCTTCTGTTGCAACAACGTTTGAGTTTGATTCTCCTGTATTCTTGAAAAACAACAAAGACTATTGTTTTGTTGTAAAACCTGCAGGTAATGATGATAACTATGCTCTTTGGACTGCAGAACTGGGTGGTAAGGATACTTCTACAAACGAGTTGATCCACAAACCACCATATTCTGGTACTATGCTTGTTTCATCTAACGATAAAACATGGGAATCAATTCAGTCTGAAGACGTAAAGTTCAAACTGTATAAAGCACAGTTTACAACATCAAATACTGGTGTTGCTTACATTGAAAATGAAGACACAGACTTTATCAAGTTTACTGGTGCGACTGGTTCATTCAATCTTGGAGAAAAGGTTGCAGCAGGCGATGGCACTAGAGGTTTCGTAAAGTTTTATGATGCAGCGAATGAAGTTATTTGGTTGAACAACACTAGCGGTTCTTTCAGTGTAAATGACGTTTTGACAGGTGCTGTTTCTGGTGCAAACTGTGTGATCTCAAGTATCGAAAACTTGACTATGAATACAACTGTTCCAAGACTTCCAACATTAGGTTTCTCAAATACTTTAGTTGTTTGGTCAATTAGAACAACAGACAGCGGCGGTATCTCATCAACGTATGTAGATTTAGATGTAAATGAAGAAAACACTTTCTTGGATAATCAGAAACTTGTTTACTCTAAGACTAATGAATCTGGTTTGACATCAGTTGAAGGTTCTACAAAATCTTTGGTTGTGAAAGGTACAATTGAAACAACTGATCCTAACGTTTCTCCAGTAATCGATTCATCTCGTTTGAATAGTATTGTTATCGGTAATGTTATCAACAACGATAGCACTGATGAACACAAAGAAGTTGGTAATGCTTCTATGCGTTATATGACAAGACCTGTTGAATTGACAGATGGTAATGATGCTGAAGACTTGAAAGTATTTGTTACAGCATATAAACCTCAGAATACTGGCGTTGAAGTTTATGCTCGAATCCACAACCCAGAGGATTCAGAAGGTATTGAGTTGAAAGATTGGACTCCGTTGACTCAAATCACATCAGCAAATACGTTCTCTGATTCTGTTGACAGATCAGACTTTAGAGAATTTGAATTTGGATTCGCAGCAAATACTGATGGTCAGGGTTTCTTGTCAACAGCGAACTCTCATGCACGACTAAATACTGCTAACAATGATGTTGTAACTTATCGTGCAACAGATGGTTCTATTCATGCAACCTACAAGACCTTTGCTATCAAGATTGTAATGACAGCAACTGGTACTAATTTGGTTCCATTGTGCCGTGATATGAGAGCGATTGCTTTACAGAAGTAATGAAAGTAAAAGTACAAGATCATGACAATTTGGTAAGAGATACGAATACTCAAGCGGTGTTGAACACAGATTTGACATCGCTTGAGGCGTATAAGCAGAGAAGAGATGCTCTTCGCAAAAAAGACACCGAAGTGGAATCTTTGAAAAATGAGGTTTCGGAACTAAAACAACTGGTTCAAAATTTATTAGCAGAGAAAAAGTAAATGACAGTACAAATAGCAAATACTGAACTGAATAATAATTTCAACTCTTGGAGATTGAATACAAACCTCATTGCAACAACTATCGGTAACAATACCATTACCGTTGCCAAAGCAGGTAGAGGTGGTTTCACCAGAGGTTCAGGTCACGTTTCTGGCAACTTGACTGCCACAACTTTAGCAACAAATACTCTGCGTGGTGGTAACACTGCTGGATACAGAAATCTGGTTGTTGCTTCAAATACCCACGTCAATGCAACTTTCTTATCTGTAACATCAAATACAACTTTCCAAGGCAATGTTATCATCGCAACCTCTGGTGATGAGGTTTTCAATCAGGGTGACGTTTCACGTATTCGTATGACTGGTGGCACTCCAGGATATTTCTTGCGTAAAACTGTTTTGAATAAGTTGCAATATAAAGCATTGTCTTTGCGTGACATTCAAAACCTCTCATCAAACTCTGCACATTTTATTCTTTCTGGCGCAAATACCACCTTTAGTGATAATGGAGATTCAACCCATTTGATCTTTGGTTCTGGTTCGGATCGTGCACATGTTTATCTTGCAAAAGATTTGACTTCTGGTGATTCAGATTTATTTGTAAATCTTGTTGATGGTGATGGTGATTCACGTTTTGTAATTGCAGACTCTTCAAATACTGTTGTTGGTTATATTGATTCAGACGGTAATGCTGATTTTTCAGGCACATTGACCGCAGATGGCGCAACCACTCTGAATGGTTCTGTTACTCTTGGTGATGCAGATACTGACACCATCACAGTAAAGGGTAAGTTTGCAAATCAAGCAACCACTGGTACTGCATCTTTCAACGGAACTACTCATTTCAACGGCACAACCAATATGAATGGTACGTTGAATTTGAACGGAAATGTGAACGTTGGTGACGCTGCAGCAGACGTAATGACTGTTACCTCTACTGCAAGTATGAATGGTAACACAACTATTGGTAATTCAACTGCAGATACATTGGCAGTAAACTCAAGATTGACAAGTCACCTAATTGCCAACGGTGCGTATGACTTGGGTTCTTCTAGTTTAGAATGGAGAAACTTGTATCTTGATGGTACTGCGAAAGTTGATACTTTGACTGTTGATGAAAATGCTACTGTTGCTGGTACACTTGGTGTGACTGGTGCTGCAACGTTCAATGGCGATATGACTTTGGGTGATGCAACTGCAGACACTATTACTGTAAAGGGTAACTTTGCAAATCAACATACTGAAGGTTTAGCAACCTTTGGCGATAAGGTTGGTATTGCTACTGGTTCTGTTACTGCAGGTTATGTGTTTGAAGCAGACGGTAAAGCATATATCCACGATGATATTCTTGCAGCGAACAATGTAGTAATTCACGGCGACTTGCAGATTGATGGTTCGTTTACTCTACCTGCTGGTGCTGCAGTTTCTTCAAGCACTGGTACTTTTGATGATCTTACTGTAACTAATGATGCAACCATCGGTAATGATGCAACAGACGTTATTTCTATCACTGGTGCAACCACAATTACTGGTGATGTTGATCTGAATGGTGAACTTGATGTCAGCGATGAAATCAAGAATGAAGGCACCACTGTAATTAGCAGCAATGGTAAGATTCATGCAAACAACGCAATTACTAACGGTACGATCCGTGATGTGCACTTAGAAAACTCAGGTGTTACTGCTGGTTCATATGGTGGTGCTTCTGCTGTTCCTCAAATTACAGTAGATGCCAAAGGTTTGGTTACAAGCATCAGCACTGCTACTGTTGCTGGTGTTTCTGGTCTAACATACACTCAATCTAATAACAACATTCGTATTTCTACCGCAACTGGCACTACTTACGATGATGTTATTGACGCAGCAACTACAACTTCTGGTACTGGTCGTGGTGTTGCTTCATTCGATTCTGGCGACTTCTCGCTGAGTTCTGGTCACGTAACTCTAAAGAATGCAACTACTGGTGCTGTTCTTGCAATCAATGGCACTTCTAATGAAGTAAACGTATCTCGCACAAATGGTACTGTTACGGTTGGTTTACCTGATGATGTAACTGTAAGTGGACAGTTGAACGTTGGCGAAAACGTTGTTATCTCTGGAAACTTGACTGTATCTGGTACAACCACAACTGTAAACACTGAAACAGTAAATATTGCAGACAACCTCATTGTTCTAAACAGCAACTATGGTGGTTCTTCTCCAACTGAGAACGGTGGTATTGTTATTGAACGTGGTACTCAGACAAATAAACAATTTATTTGGAACGAAACAAGAGATTTGTGGGAAGTTGATGATGACTTCCAAACTGAAGATCAATTATTGATTCAACGCAATACTGGTGGTGTTTGGCGTGGTATTTCTATGTACACATCAAATACTGTTTCAACAAATAATTCCGTTATTTCTAATAACAGAAATGAATTGAAAATCGAGTCTGACAGTTTTGTTGTAAAAGAATATTCTGGTTCTGAGAAATATATTGAATGCACAGACGACGGTGAGGTAGACCTTTACTACAACGGAAGTAAGAAATTGGCAACCGCTTCTGGTGGCGTTTCTGTAACTGGAAGTTTGACCACAAGTGGTGATATAACAGTTTCTGGTGGCGATATCACTTTATCTGGTACTGGTCGTATTCAGGGTGTTGACACCGTTTCTGCTGGAACAGATGCTACAAATAAAACTTATGTTGATAGTGTTATCAACACATTGACCACATCAGTCAATGATAGAATGCAGGTTGCTAATACCAACACATTAGTCAACGACAGAATGCAGGTTGCTAATACTCAAGCATTAGTAAATGCTCGTTTGGGTGCTACTGCTTCTGTGGAACTGACTGGTGATATTAGTGGTAGTGCATCATTCTCTGGCAACTCTGTTTCAATAGCAACAACATATAATAACGATGTTGTACTTGGCACAGATACTTCTGGTAACTATGTTGCCACTCTGACTGCTGGTGCACTTATTGACTTGACAAACAATTCAGGTGAAGGTGCATCTCCAACTATTGATGTTGATTTGTCTGAGTTGACAGATATGACTGCTGATGCGGTTGGTACTGACGAACTTGTTATCCTTGATGATGGTAATCAGCGTAGAAAGGCAATCAATGAAATTACTCTTGGGTTGTTCAACACAACCAATCAAATTGCTTTAGGCACTGACACCACTGGCAATTATATGTCTGGCGTGACTGCTGGTTCTGGTATCTCTGTAACGCATACACCATCAGAAGGGTCAAGTGCTACTATTGCTCACTCTGATACTTCTTCTGTATCTAACTTGAGCGTAGATGGTTCTGGTTCTTCAGCATTACAAGATATCTCGTTTACATTCGATACATTTGGTCACGTAACTGCTGCATCTACAACGTCTGCAAACTTCCTTCGTGCTGATGAAGCAGATCACAAAACGTCAGGCACTTTGTATCTAGATGATGGTGTCGATTTAGCATTTGGTACTGATTCTGATGCACTTGTTGATTATGATGCAACAGATAACCAAGTGCAGTTCAATATGGGAACAACAACAGGAATAGATTTCCATGTTCTTGGCACCAGCAAAATTACATTCAACACCTCTGGCGACATAACTGTTGCTGGTACGCTTATTGAATCATCTGACCAAAGACTAAAGAGTGATATTCAACCTATAACAAATGCTGTTGATAAGGTTATGGCATTGGGTGGTTACACCTATAATAAAGAAGATAATGATACCAGAAGAACTGGTGTTATTGCTCAAGAAGTTCTTGAGGTTCTCCCAGAAGCAGTTACTCAAAATGAAGAAACTGGTTATTACAATGTTGCTTACGGTAACATGGTTGGTTTGTTGATTGAAGCAATCAAAGAGCAACAGAAAGAGATTGAAGAACTCAAGAAAAAGTTGGTATAAATAGAATAACTATCGACCCAAGAAAATCCTTCGAGGTCGTAAAACAATCAATGGAGAAATAAAATGGCACAACTCAAATCGGGTTCTACCGTTGGTGGTCAAACAATCGCAACTACAGCACAAGCAGGTGCACCAACAACATTGCAAGCAATTGGCGCAAACCAAGTTGGTTGGTGGTATCAAGGTTCAGCATACAACATCGGTTATCAAAGATCAGGTTCACAAATACGCAATTCATCATCAACTGCCAGTTTGACAAACCAAGCAGGGTGGGGACCAGTCACTCAATTCCAAACAGGCACTTGGAGATCATTACAATTCAACGCTAATTCTCAGACGGTCTTTGATGAAAACAGTCAATGGGTAAATCTACCATCGCTTTGGGTTAGAGTTTCTTGAGGGCAGATAAATGAATATGATTCCAGATGAAATAACATATACTGCTGCCAGAAACCCTCAATGGTCTAATTCTAATCATGATAGAATTGACGTTGAGGTGAATTTTTCTCACCTAGAAGATGAATGGGTTAGATGCACAGTTGCTTCAGCAAATACTTTACCAGAAGAATACACACACATCCACAATTTGTATGCTGAGATAAAGGCAGGAAATTATGGCGATATTGCCGATGAACCTTTTGATATAGGTTTGATCTCATCTGCTGAAAATGGTTATAACATCCTAGTTGGTGGAGAGTAATATGTCAACAAGAAAATTCAAGGAAGCAATGTGGTCTATGTATGGTGATGGTATCATCGATAGAACAGGTTCAATTACAGATTTAGTTGATGATATCAATAATGATGGTATGCTTGATAATGTAAAATATAGCAATATCACACCAACACCATTACCTTCAACCAAAACAACAGATAAAGATTTCGCCACTATTTGTTCAGAAAGAACTGCGGAACTAAAACAAATTGCTGCAGATGCAAATAAAGACATCCTTCTTTTATGGTCTGGTGGTATTGATTCTACTGCTGCATTGTGTGCATTTATTGATGAAGCAGACTTCGAATTCAAAGTTGCTTGCAATGAAGAAACAATGATTGAATACAAAACTATGTATGATTCTATTGTTGCTGGAGAAAAAGAAGGTGACGGTGTAACTGAAGTTATAAACAGCAGCGCATATCCAGCAAGTTACTTCAATGAAAATTATATTGTTGTGACTGGAGAACTTGGTGATCAGTTGTGCGGAACAAATAACCATTTTGAAGGTGGAATGCAAGGGTCTAGAATAGTTTTGAGATCAAATTTATTGGATAACTGGGAAGACGTTGTAGATGCATCGATTATCACTAATGATGTTAGAGCATCTTTAGCACAAGCACCATTTGAAATTGTTGATTTTGCTGATTTTCTTTGGTGGTTCAATTTTACAATGAAATGGCATGCTGTTGAAAACAGATTATTACAAGCAGTCTTTGGCGTTATTGATCAATTCACAGCAGAACTTGTTGATGGTGTTGATAATAATGTTCATCACTTTTATAACAGCGAAACATTCCAACAATGGGCAATGTCAAATAGAACTTTGAATAAGCAATATATTGTTGATAATAAAATTATGAATATCAAGAAACCTCTAAAGGATTATATTTTAGCAAAAACTGGTGACAATATATATTATATGAATAAAGGCAAAGCATTTTCATTGAAAGAAGGTGTGTTTATGACACAAGGAAGTTTGAATCAAACAACTTCTTCTTTCTAAATCTGAAAGGTATATTATGATTTTGAACAATTCTGTAGACATGAGGGATAGTATGTATCCCTCATGTGCTCATATGCTTGAGTCTGGATCATACATTGGTCCAGAACACACAAAGTGGAGTTCTGTATATGGATACTGCTTTGGTGATGTTGAATTAGATCTTGGTGGAAAGACTCATAAATTTGAAGAAGGGCAATACTTCTCATTCTTTGTTGGTGATAAAGATCACGCATTCCGCACAAAAGATAAAGTCCTAATCGTTTATAAACTTGGATACAAATGCCAAGATACTATTGGTTGGGTTGAGAAGCAAGGTCGTCTATCTTACATTGATGGATGCACTGACAGTCTTTTGATTTATCCCCCACGTATGGGTGATCCATCACTCAACCTTCTACATTTCCCAACAGGCATTGAACAAACTGCTCATATCCATCCAAGTATTCGTATTGGTTGTGTCATATCAGGACAAGGTTGGAGTGATGTTTGGAACAAAGGTGAAATGCATTCAAACAAACTTGAACCTGGAATGATTTTTTGCTTAGAAGAAAACGAACTACATAGATTCAGAACAGCAGATAGTCACCTTACCGTTGTTGCTTGGCATCCAGACGGTGATTGGGGTCCAACTGATCACAACCACACAATGTTGAATCGAACTTATGTAAACAAATGAAAATAATCACTCCAGATTGTGAATACCAACACGATATTGGAGCGTATAAAGAGAAAATGAAACATCTTCCGAAAGGAAGTCGTGTGCTTATAAAACGCTCTGATCCTGCTGGTATTTCAGAAGCACTTATTGGTAACTGGGAACTTGGTTTAGTATCAATCTCAGTCGAACCCTATTTCACTCCAAAATCCATAATGGATTTTATTGAGCAAGATTGCTCTCCTCATGCTATTATAAACTGCACTGATAATGATGATATCTTTGAGTTTATAGATGGTGGTGAATTATCTCCTGAAGGCGATCATGCTATCTTCTATACATCAGGAACAACAGGTAAACCAAAGGGTGTGGTGCAAACACGCAAAGGTATGGAGCATAATGCTCGTGCTACAGCATCACTACATGGGTTTGATTCTAACTCTGTGCACCTAACAGCACTTCCACTATATCACTGCAATGCAGCAGCAATGTCTTTGTTTGGTAATTACTTTGTCAATGGAACAGCAGTATTTCTGAAGAAGTTTACACCAGAAAGTTATTTTGGGTATGCAGAAAAATATAAAGCAACAACTGCTAATCTGGTTCCACGTATGGTGGCAGATCTAATTGATGCCAAACTTCCTATGCCTGACTGTTTGAATTATGTTTTGACAGCAGCAACGGCATTGAGTCAAGAACTTGCTGCAGGTTTTTATAATCTATATGGTAATAGGTTGAGACAAGGTTATGGTATGAGTGAGGCAGTGAACTTCTCATTCACTATGCCAATGCTTGTTGATCATATGTTCAAGAAACATTATGTTGATAGTTATCCACCTGTTGGATTGCCTGTTGGTGGACAAGAGTTTCGTATTGTTGGTGGTGAAGTGCAAGTGAAGGGTGAAAACCTTATGCGCTGTTATTGGAATCGTGAAGAAGAAACTGAATGTGCATTTGATGGTGAGTGGTTGAGAACTGGCGATCGTGGAGAACTGCGTGGCGAATATCTTGTTCTAACAGGCAGGTTCAAAGAGATTATTATAAAGAACGGTGAAAACTATTCTCCTGTTATGATTGAAGACGAGTATCGAAGAGCAGGTGTCAAAGGCGACCTTGCTGTTGTTGCTTGTAAAGACAAACGTGCTGGTGAAGATATCGCATTGGTTTGCGAAGAGTATCAACCTATTGAGATGGATAATCCAAAGTTGCAACCTGCTGCTGTTCGATACGGTGAAGTGAAACGTACACAAACCAAGAAACCTCAACGACTTGCTATGAGTAAAGGTTTGGTATCAAAAGCATTACCAAGTGGTGGGTATGAAGGAACACTTGCTGCTGCAGGTAGAATAGCAAAACAAATCCTACATGAAGAACCAGTAAACCCACAACAATATTATCTGCACAACCAAGCAATCAAACTTGCAAAATATTCTGCAGTTGGAGAACCATACGACTCAGTCAAACCATACTTTGATGTTATACAAAAGAAATTGCATCACTGGTGGAATCTTGGTTCAATCAATCATATATTCAAAGGACTTTCATGGGAAGAACTTATGGTTGATTCTCCGATGGGCGAGTTTCCTAAACTTGCGGATGAGTTCTGCAGAGAGAATAAACTGTATAAAGGTATGGTATTGGAGATTGGTGCAGGTGTAGGTAACTTTAGTCGCCTTGTACCAAAGCACGTGAATTATACACGCAGCGATATAAGTAAGAAGTTTCTCATTGGTAAATATGAGAATGAGATAGACCTTGACATCTGTTCAGAGTATCCCGTTTCTGGGTTTGACCTGATTGTTGGGGTAAACGTGATGCATTGTGCTATGGATAAGAGAGAGTCTATTCGACACGCATATAATGCTCTAAAGGAAGGTGGTGTTCTGCTATTGGCAGAGGGTCAGAATCCAGGAGAAGCATGGGCACTTGATCTTCTTTTCGGTTTTATAGACGGATGGTGGGATCTTGGTGGGTTCATAAATAGACAAGAATGGTTAGAAATTATGCAGGAATTCAATCCTGCTGAAACTGGTTACTCTGTTTATCGTGAAGGTAAATATGATCTTGGTGGTTTGATCTGGATGAAGAAATGAAGAATTGGTTTGACTGGCAAATGGAGAATCAATCCAAGTCTATGGACTGGGATGGTCATTCAACACCAATCATCAATCTTCAAAACGAATTAGATTGGTTTTTCTTGTATGTCAAATCAGGTAAAGTTCCATCATGGTGGGAAAATGTATTCTATCGTAGAGATTGGAATGATCGTACTGCTGCTGGTGCTGCTTTGGATCCAGTCGAATTAGATGCTTGGATTCACGATCCAAATCACAAGACGTTGATGGACCGTGCGGGTATCTACAAGTATGATAAATTTCCAGAAGAAGTTGTTGATAAAGTAAAGTCCATTGTTGCAGATAAACTTGGACTAAAAGAAAAAAGTGTAAACTTCTATTGTCACAATGAACCTTCTGGTCATATGTTTCCGATGCATCTTGATAGAAATAAGTGGAATCAATTCTCATTAGAAGAAGATACAACATACAATCCAAACTATGGACTGTTTATAATCTTCTTTGATGATTGGCAACACGGACAAGCATTCCAGATGGGTGAAAAATTTTTGTCTTGGAAGTCTGGTGATGTTTTTACTTGGAATCATGAATCAACTCCACATGGTTCTTGCAACTTTGGTTATGGAGACCGATTTACTTTGTTAGTAAATGGAGAGTATAAATAGTACATAACAAATAAATCTTCAAGGATTATCCAATGGCAGCAAAGGCGAATATTATCATCGATCAAGGAACAGATTTTTCTACAACCTTGACTGTTACTGGCGACGACGGATCTGTTACCGATTTGACTGGTTACTCAGCAAATGGTCATATCAGAAAACACTACACATCATCAACTGCAACTGTTTTTGATATTTCTTTTGGTACACCAAGAACTGATGGTCAAGTTACTATCTCTCTTGGCAGATCAGTAACAGAAAACATGGAAGCAGGACGTTATGTATATGATGTAGAACTTACTTCTTCTGCAAACTCAAGAAGCAGATTAGTTGAGGGTGTTGTCACTGTTACTCCTCAAGTTACTAAGGCATAAGGGAGAGAGACATGGCACTAAAAGTAAAATTCAGTCAAACCAATAAACCGTTGACTATCAAAAGTAGTGCAGCAGCAACAACTCTGGAATCTTTAGCAGACTTTGATACATCAACTCCAGAAGCAGGTCAGTCTGGTACAACTTTGGTATATGATGCTACAACTGAAACATATAAAGCAGAGAAAGTATTTGACTATGATGGCGATGAAGTTACACTGAAAGGTGGTAGTTTCTAATGGCAATCATTTCCATAAAATCGTCCCAAAGCAATAATGCACCATCAGCATTAGCAAACGGCGAACTTGCGTATTCATATTCTTCTAATAAATTGTTTATTGGTCAGACTGACAGCGCAACCGATGCTGTAACAGTAGAATATATTGGTGGTAAGTTACTTGTTGATAAAGTTGCAAACTTAGAAAGTGTGGTTCTTGGAGACTCCAGAGTCTACGAAAATTTTACTGTATCAAACACATTTACATTGTCTAGTGCAACTAATAATGGTGTCTTATTTGCAAAAGCAGGTGGCGTGGTAGAATCTGTTTCAGGTAATGCATATGAGGTATTTCAAGTTGCAGCAAATGGTACACCATATTTTGGCGACTTGAATGGTGGTACATTCTAAGGTGGTATAATGGATTATAATGATAATGATGCCCTAGTAATAGAACTTAGTTCTTTACTCACCACACTAAAAGCAGAAAATAAAAAACTAAAAAATGAACTGCAAAGCAGAGACTCACTACCAATTCCAAAAACAATTGTAAGGCAAATTGTTGAGATGGAAGCAGTTATAAGAAAACAACAAAGTGATATTGAATACTATAAGAAGTATGTCCCAGTTCAAATTATTATAAATAAAGAACAAAAAGAAAAACCCACCAGACGTGGTGGAATTCCAAGATAGGGAGCATATAGATGTCATCTGTAATCAAAATCAAACGTTCCGACACGAGCGGTTCTGTACCATCAGGATTAGAAGTCGGCGAAATTGCGGTCAACCTCTTTGATCGTAAACTTTACGTTGGTAACACCGCTTCTGGCGTTTCTACAATTGGTGGTGAAGACTTCAGACTTACATCACAAAATGCTGGTTCAGGTGCATACGTTAGACTTATTGGTGATCAAGCACCTTCTGCTAACAATGTGTTGTTGCGTGGCGGTACTGGTATTACTGTTAGCAGAGATAGTAATGGTTCTATCTCGTTTGCTGCAACTGGTGAAGCACAAGCAGGTGACGGAACAGTAGGAACTTCTTCACTCTTAGACGGTGCTGTAACTGCTGCAAAAATTGGTGCTAATGCTCTGACTGCAAATACCTATGGTGCTAAGTCTATTGGTACTGCTGCAATTGCTGATGCTGCAATTACCTCTGCTAAGATCGCTGCTGGTGGCATTACTTCTAATGCAATTGGTAACGACTCTGTTGCTTTAGGAACAAAGACTACTGGTAACTATGTTGCTACTGTCGCTGATGCTGGCGCAGGTGATATTGTTGTTTCAGGTTCTGGTTCAGAAACTGCTGCAGTAACACTTGATCTTGCTGATTCTATCAGTTCAAATACTTCTGGTACTGCTGCTAAAGCAACCATTTTAGAAACTACTAGAACAATCACTATTACTGGTGATGTTAC